GGTCGAGCTCAGCGGCACCTCGACGCTGAACCGCTTCCGCTGGCTGTCGTACATCGGACACCGTCTCATCAAGACGGTGGAGCTCGAGATTGGTGGCCAGCGCATCGACCGTCAGTACGGTGACTGGATGCAGATCTGGACCCAGCTGTCCCAGGACCAGGGCACGATTGAGGCGCTCAACGACATGCTCGGACACACGCACGACCTGGTGCTGATGAAGGACCGTCGTGGTTACGCGCTGGATGCCTCGTGCGCTGGCGCTGAGCTGACGAACACGTGCGCCCCCCGTGCCGGCACCCCGGCGCGCACGCTGTACATCCCGCTCCAGTTCTGGTTCTGCCGCAACCCGGGTCTGGCGATCCCCCTGATCGCGCTCCAGTACCACGAGGTGCGCATCAACATCGAGTTCGAGCAGTGGATCAACTGCACGTACTACGAGCTCCTGACGGGCACGCTGCCCACGAGCATCCAGTCGCTCACGGCCGCGTCGCTGTACATCGACTACATCTACCTGGACACGGAGGAGCGTCGCCGCTTCGCCCAGCAGACGCACGAGTACCTGATTGAGCAGCTCCAGTTCACGGGTGCCGAGGCGATCACGTCGAGCTCGAACAAGATCCAGCTCAACTTCAACCACCCGGTCAAGGAGCTCGTGTGGGTCGTCCAGCGCGACTCCTTCGTGGACTGCACGCCCAACCAGTCGTTCATCACGGAGGTCAACGGATGCCAGCCCTTCAACTACACGGATGACTTCAGCACGGAGGGTATCGTGATGGACGTCCTCGCCCGCGGCTCGCTCGCGACGGGTGGACTCACGGGAGCGGTTCCCACTGTTTCCGGCGACGGTCCTTCGGGCCCGTACTTCCTGGGCGGTCTTGGACAGCCTGGAGTTGGCCCGTCGCTCAACGGCGCCAGCTGGCTCGACACCAACACGGGCAACGACCAGGCAATCGTCTTCGAGGACACGACGAACTACCTGCTCGCGAAGGTCATCCTCTCGTCTGGAGTCAAGTGCGAGGGCAAGAACCCGGTGGAGGTTGCCAAGCTGCAGCTCAACGGTCAGGACCGCTTCACGGAGCGCGAGGGACGTTACTTCTCCCGCGTGCAGCCGTACCAGCACCACAGCCGCACGCCGACCCAGGGTATCAACGTGTACTCGTTTGCCCTGAAGCCGGAGGAGCACCAGCCGTCGGGCACCTGCAACTTCTCGCGTATCGACAAGGCCACGCTCCAGCTGACGGTGTCCGTGAACACGGTGCGCTCGGGTCGTACGGCTCAGGTGCGCGTCTACGCGGTGAACTACAACGTGCTGCGCGTCATGTCCGGCATGGGCGGTCTTGCGTACTCCAACTAGAGACAGCCGTGTGCTCTCCAAGAAAACAGCCAAGAAATCAAAAACACAAATGCGCCTGGAATCCCAGGTAGATTTGTGGTGTAGTTATAAATGTTTAGAGGGCAGGCTGAACAGGATAAGTTCGTTCTTACAGTCTTAGACAACAGGCGCAATGGAACGTTCGTGGAGATAGGCTCGTGCCACCCAATCAATATCAATAATTCATTTCTGCTCGAAAGCAGCTATGGTTGGAATGGAATTATGATAGAGATTGACAACGCATACCTCCCGCTGTATAGGGCACATCGTCCCAATAGCGTTCATGTGATTCAAGATGCGACAACAATTAACTACAGCCAGTTATTCCAGACAAGCAATATGCCCAATTCGATTGACTACCTGCAAATTGACCTACTTGTAGAGAATAGATCTACATTGGCTACTCTGGAAAAACTGAATAATGAAGTCTTTGATGCGTATACATTTGCAACAGTGACGTTTGAACACGACATCTATAGAGGTAATTATTTTGATACGAGGGCAAAGTCACGGGAGATTTTTGCCGCACGTGGTTATGTCCGTGTGTTTAGTGATATTTCAAATGAATCAAACTCGTTCGAGGATTGGTATGTTCATCCAACATTGGTTAACATGGACTATGTTACAAAGTTGATGGAAGCAAATGGTAGCAACCCTATCAACTGGAATCGGATTAAGTATCCTCAGAAATAGAGATGATAGTTTGAGTTTACAGCATTTGTAGGGCAGGTCAAAGGAACCTCCTGATCTATGAGCACTTTCTTTCCTATATCAAAAATCTTCACGTGATTCCAAAGCAGAAACCCGTTACGGCACTTAGGAAAAAGAGTCCTTAGATAGTTCTGTTGTATTTGAGGGTGTACTTCAGAAAAACAGTAGTTGCTAACCAGGAAGTTATCATTACCTTTGACATTGCTACCATACGTGGATGCACTCTCAAAGTAGATTGGGAATGAAGTCGTGTGGTGTGATAGATAGAGTTTCTGGAAACTCAGAGGATCATCCAAATCAATCATCGTATAGGATTTGACGGTAACTCCAAACATAGAGCTAAATGTATCAATAGCAAGAGCCAAACCACCATATCCACAACCAACTTCGACCATAGAAGGCGTCAGATTCTTAACGCGAACACAATGACTCAAAATAAGAAGGGCATGACATATATACCGCAGTGAACTTGGTGATAACAACATACCGTCAATTGAAGATAGCTTAGGAGATCCAATTTGATCATTCTTTTTACAGAACGAGAGAATAGCATCTCGGCTTACTCCATGTGAATGCAGTATTGATTCATAATACTTCTTGCCTAGCTCAGGGCTTACATGCTCAAGAATTCCTTGATAGACTGGGTTTCCTTTGAAGTTTGATAGATCGTTTGACTTCACAATACTGCGAATGTATTCACAATAGGTTTGATACATAGGTTCTATGATGTTAGCCATTGATCTCTATTATTGACAAACATGTAGACTCTTTATACGCATCGAAAAATCAGTACATACACCAAGACAGACTCCATGATCTCCCGGTGGCATTACACATATAACCTTCTCCGTTGTAGGGCTGCCAATGTTACCCCAGATATAGCCTTTACTCGTTAGGGTGTATGTATCTTTGTCGTGGAAGAAACAGTTGAACTGATCCTTCAAGTAGACAAGTGCATCCAAATTCTTACAGTGAACCCACAGTGCGTGTTGGTATGTCTCTAAAAAGGATAGAGATGTCGCATACTGTGGTCCGTCATGTCCCAGCCATAACTGTCCATCAATTCGCCACACATCAATCTCACAATCAAACCCTTCTGTTATTGCAGATATGATTGTTTCCTCCCTGTTTTCAGTTGCTGGATCGGGTCCATTCGTATTTCCGCGATGTGCAATAATCAACATAATGTATATAGGTATTCCTCTTTAAAATGAAGTTAATTGTATTTGACCTGGATGGAGTCTTACTCGATTTTTGCGAGGTTCATTATGAAACGCTTAATCAAGCAATCTGCGAAGTAGCCGGAACACAGTATTCTATTTCTCGCGATGAGCATATTGCTACCTATAATGGACGTAGTACTCGCGCAAAACTTACGATGCTTGAAGAGAACAAGGGTCTTTCGTCCGGTCTATTTGAAAAGATCTTCGCCCGGAAGCAAGAGTTAACCGCAACTGCCGTGTCTAGAGTTTCTAAATCAGCCGTTCTTTGCTCAATGCTAATTTGTCTGCGAAATGAAGGATACCAAACAGCCTGTGCAACAAACTGCATACGGGCCACGCTTGATTCTGCACTTGATGCACTTGGGATTCGGGACCTATTTACATTCACGGTATCAAATGAAGACGTCCGTTTACCAAAGCCTGATCCGGAGATCTATCAACTATGCCATCGGAAAGCTGGAGTTACCGCCAATGAAACTCTCATTTTTGAGGATTCGCCGATTGGACTTGCATCCGCACAAGCAAGCGGATCTAGGGTTGTTTGCGTTCCTACACCATCGTCTTTAACCGAAGAGTTTGTAATGGCTGCGTTGACTCCTATTACGATCGTGATCCCCATGGCCGGTAATGGAAGTCGGTTTACAAGGGCCGGATATACTGATCCCAAGCCACTCATTCCAGTTCACGGTAAGCCGATGATTTCATGGGTAGTTGACAATCTTGCGGTCCCATGTGCAAGGTTTGTGTTTGTGATTCGCGCAGACTACCCTGAGTCATGCAAGGACTACCTTCGTTCGATTGCACCGGGGTGTTCCATTCTCGTGGTTGATAAGGTTACCGAGGGTGCTGCGTGCACGGTATTGTTAGCAAAGGATTTGATTAACGATGATACGCCGCTTTTGATTGCGAACAGCGATCAGTTCATTGAGTTTGATGCTGGTCAGTTTGTCCAGTCGTTCTTAAACTCCGGTGCGGATGGTAAGATCTCTACATTCAATGGTGATCGCAACCCTAAGTGGTCCTATGCTGCCGTAAAGGACGGATATGTGACAGAGGTTCGGGAGAAGGATCCGTTCTCGGACCATGCAACCACAGGTGTGTACATGTGGAGGCGAGGTTCGGACTTTGTTCGGTTTGCAGAGCAAATGATCGGAAAGAACATTCGGGTGAACAATGAGTTCTATACGGTGCCCGTATACAATGAGGCAATTGCAGATGGATTGAAGATTACGATAGATACATGCAAACAGATGTGGGGATTAGGTGTGCCCGAAGATCTTGAATATTTTCTTAGCAACTACGGGCGTTTCTAAGCAAGAAATACTCTTGCGGCAGCAAATAATAAATGAACTCAATAGCGATTGATTCGCTTGATCATGAGGCATTTGCGCATTGGGTCTTTGAATGTGCTATCATCTTACCTGTAGTGGTCAATAGCGCAGTCTTACCTACACTGCGTAAGAGAATAATCTTAGCCAACAAGAAAACATACAAGACTTTGTTTTGTAGATATTTTGGAATTCGAGACGAGGAGATTAAGTATGACTCCACGCAATTTGGTTCATCATTTCGATTAATTGACAATCCAATCAAAAAAGAATACCCCGCTCTGTTGGACGCATTCTTTAACCAGTTTTCATCACATGTGACGCCCGACGTAGACTTTGTTGTTATGCCAAGACAGAGGAAGGAGAACTGTGTTCCAAATGATAGACCATGTCCTTTGACTCCCTTTTTAGATGTCTTTGCCACGGCTGGATGCACCCACAGACTCGTTCATACAGATGACATCACCGATTTACAAACGCAGATCGATCTTGTAAACTCTGGTCGGAATCTTGTTGTTGTGGATGGATCTGCATTCTTAGTCAATGGGATGTTCTGTTCTGGAAAACACATCTACGTCATCAATACTGATCTTGTCGAGAACCAATCCAAGTTGTATCCAATGATGAAGCTCATTTACGACAAGATCAAACAAAGGAACACAGTTACCTTCATTAGAGGAGATAATCTGCAAAGCATGATTAATCAAAAGTACACCATCTAAACGGCACAACGGATAACCCCGGGGAAGTAGTATCCTTCAATATGAATTCCAGGATCACCGAAGAACCGAGTGGGCATCACGATCGTTCGGTTCGGGTTCAGAAACGCACCCCACCAGGAGAAGG